CGTCAACGGATTTTTTTGTAAAAAATTTTTCCGACCCCCTATGGGACCCGCGGTAAGCAAAAAGGTTTCCACTGGTAATCGTTCGTGCGGAACACTGTGTGGTGTAGTCCGATCTGGCTGTACCTGAAAAGGGGGTGTGCGGGTGTCTTTGATCCCGATATCCCGAACAAATTCCCGATCGCTTAGGGTACCTGCGGGCACAAAAAAGCCCGCGCTGGGCGGGCTGATCTGCTGGTGGTGGTCTGCGCTGTTAGCGCAGTGCCTCCGCTCGGTCTTGCCAATATTCGTATTCTGCATCTGTCATGCGTGCAAATATTGTTGATGGGCCTCGTCTGTTTTCTGGTATCATCCGCGCTGGTCTGCCTGCGTTGTATGTGGTCAGCACTTCGTATCGCGTGTGATCTGTTCCGCTTCCGTATGATTGCCCTTGTGCCTGCTGGGTGTGGGTTACGATTGCTGCCTCTGGCAAGTTGCGTTCTGCAAAGCGGCTGCGCAATTCTGAAACGCGGCGTCTTACATCTCCCTCACTGCCTCCCATTGCCTCAATGATTTCGCGGGTGGTTGCGCCTCCGTTGTTGTTGCGCATCAAATCATATTGCGGGGCTGATCGGCTATTGGCGCGAAACAATTCGCTGCCGCGTGCTGGCGTTGTGATGGTGCGCTGGCTCGCCTCTTCAACGCGGTCTTGGCGTGTGCTGTAAACAAGGTTTAGAAGTAGGCGGTTCCACTCTTTGGTTTTGTCTGCACTCCAAGTGCATCCACCTTGGCGAAATTCAATGGTCTTGTTTTCGTTCCAGCATGCATCTGTCAAATTGATAACATGGTATTTGCCTTGGCCTATGCACGCCCTCAATGCGCTGATGCCTCCAGTGCATGCTTTCAATTGTGAGATTGTGCGGGATGACATGGGCTTGCAATAGTATGCGTCACGTCTGCTGCGCGGTACAAAGCGGTTGATATTGTTTTCGCCATAACGGATTGCAATGTCTTTGACGGCTATTGCGTCCATCGGATCGGCAAACCATGCGCTGCCTTGCAAATATCCTCGGCTGTTTTGCATGTGGGCAATGCTGGCGTCTGTGAATTGCTCGGCTGTGATGCCGTCTGCAAGTGCGCTGCGGCTAATGTGGACATGGTGTCCAGCTGTGCTACTGCCGTATGGTCTTGGGGCGTATGCGCCTAGATCGTCACATACTTGCTGCGCTGCTCTATAAATTGTCCATGTGCGGTCGCAGTCTGCCATTGGTGTAAAGACAAGCTCCCATGTAGAATGGTCGCCTTGATCTTGTGGGATGCTTGGATCGGATACAACTTTAACGGTACCAGCGCCGCATACTGTGCGCAGTGCATTGTTTATGTCTGTGCGTGAAACGTGACGGTTGAAAGCCATTTCCCATTCGTTGCCTATTGCGTGTATCATTTTGTTTTTCCTCTTACTAGATTATGCTGCGGTGCAGCGTGATTTGGGGGCATGTCCTTGCCCTTGCCCTATATTCCCATATATTCCCATATGATACAAGAAAAAAGCGACCTAGAAAGTCGTTTAAAATCAATAACTTATACGATTTTTTCTGGTCTATTTTTGGCCTAAGCCGAACAATTGTTCGGGTTATTTCGGTGTTTTGTGTGTGTAGGGGGGAAATAGGGGGGGGGTATTGGGGATTTGGCATAAAAAAAGGCCCGAACCCGAAAGCCCGAACCCCGATACCGAACCCGAAAGCCCGATTGTTTACTTCATTGTGTGCGCCAGTGTTGTCATTGCGCTAGTCTTTGGGTTGCCGTTGTTCACAATAAAAGTATAGCGGTGAACGTTGCAGGCTAGGACGCCAAACTGTTTTGCATCGTGGTAGGTCATGAAGTGACCTTGATTGTCTACTTCTACAGGCTCAGAAGTGCCGTAGTTTTTAACTGCCCAGTCGCAAAAGGCTTGAAACTGCGTGTCGTCTTCATACTCAAACCCGCTCGTGTCATCATAAAACAGTGCGGTTGCCCAGTGATCGGGCAACTCCAGTGTGATCGTTTCCATTATTCTGTCTCCTCTAATACTTCCATTGCGTGTTCAAGTGCTTCCTGCTCGCTGTCAATCCCGTAACAGGTGAAGCAATGGTAATCGACCCACTGCCCTCCAATAGGTGTCTGAAGGTTAAAGTTGCTGGTTCCGTTCCACTCAATACGCAAGTGCTGATCGTTGTGCTCTACTTCCCAGTGTTTCATCGTCTCTCTCCTGTTTACTAGAATACTCCCACAATATCCCACACTATATAGTATGTCAACAGGTAAAGTGAAAAAAGATTCGGCGCTGCTGACTCGCAGCAGGACGCAGCGGCCCGGCAGCTTTCGGACAATTGTTCGGCTTATGACTCTCCGGGCTGGCTGCGACCCGGAGTCATCTCTCCCCGGAGGCTGCGGCCCAGCGAAATTACCCGGCAGCTATTCCCCGGAACCCGAACCCGAACAATTCATCGGGTTGTCATCCCCGGCTGCTGGCCCCGATCCCGACCCGGTAGCTGCCCGGAAGTTGCAGCCCGGTGATTCCCGTGCAGCCTGAATCATGAACCCCGAACCCGAACAATTTGTCGGGTTATGGTCCGAGCAGACTCGCTGCGGCCCGAATCGCTGGCTGCGTTTCCTGATTTTTAAAAAGCTGCTGGGCTGCGCTGTGAGTCATCCCGAACAAGTTTGGCACCCCGAACCCCGAACAGGTGCGCTTCGGCGTTCTGGGGGCGTTTTTGGGGGGTCTACGACCCCGCCAGCCACCCCACATGGGGCGCACGCGCTATTTTACGGCTTCGCCGTTACAGTCTGTTATAGGGATTTGTTCGGATTCTGTGGGATTTTCTGTTGGTGTTACGTCAATCATGCGATCTTTAGCGCGGGTCATGAATTCTTGCAGTTGTTCAACGATCTGATCCCGTGTGAGGTTGTCCACATTTTCGTGCGTTACATGGCTACGAGCTACCATGAGGCCCGTTACCTTGAGGCGCAGTTCTTCTGCCTTAATTGCGGCCCCGAAGTTCCCTGCCTGCCATGCTTCATCTCTGAGCCTTTGCATATCCCGAACAGATTTGGTCACAGACACGCCGTATTTGCTTTCTAGCTCTTGTCGCATTTCTTCCATGCGTTCTTTCACCCGTGGGTGATTGAGAAGCTGTACGGCTGACACGTTCGGGTTTTTATATCCTGCGGCTCTTGCCGCACCCGTCTGCGTCATATCCTTGTGAATGTAATTATCAAGAAACTTTTGTTGTGGGGGCGTGAGACGCTTCACACCCTTCTCGACTTGTTCACCGACCTTGGGCATTTTCATTCCTTGTCCTGTTCTTGCCTTTACAATACCGACAACGGGCAACCCATGCAAGCCCAACAGTTCCCATACCTTAAACATTAATCGGATCATCAATAATTACATCAAGGGGGGTAGGGTATATACCCCCCCTTATAGGGGGTGACGTAGTTGACGTAAAATAACCTATTGATTTTATTACATTTTCTACGTCAAATCAGATTTTTGACGTAGTTGACGTAAACTTGTAAACCGTTGATATTGTTTAATAATCAACATTACGTCAACTACGTCAACTTTTGACGCGCTTTTTTTTGACGTAAAATATCGTTTAAAATCAATACATAATTTTTTTTACCTTTTTTGCTTGACGCGCCTATATGGTGTGGGTATAAGTGGGACATCTAGTAAAACGGAGTATATGATATGACTAAATACAACGGATGGACAAACTACGAAACGTGGCTTGTAAACTTGTGGTTTTCTGACAGCTACAACGAGTATTTCCTTGAGCAGTTCCGCGAGGGCGAGTTGCTTGAGAAGGTTAATCACGATCAGTTGCGTGATTATGTTGTTGAGGGTTTCTTGGATGAAGAGACGCCCGAAAATGGTCTTGTGACTGATTTGGTCAACAACGCTATGAGCCAAGTAAATTGGCGCGAGTTGGCTGAACATGTTGAAGACTTGCTACAGTATGAAATGGAGGTGGCATAATGTTATATATGGCATATGGAATGAACACGAACAGGGACGCAATGAAGGTGCGTTGCCCGAAGGCTAAACCGTTGGGCGGGTTTTACCTGCCCGACACTCGGTTAGTTTTCCGCGGTGTTGCTGATATTGTACCCGACATGGACAGCATTTGTCCTGTTGTGCTGTGGGAGATCACACACGATTGCTTGCGTGCGTTGGACAAGTTGGAGGGTTATCCGCACTTATACAACAGGCGCAAGATCAACACGGACTGGATCGTTTACGAGATGAACGACAAAAGCCGAACAAGTCCACCGAACGGGGGCTATTACAAAATGATTGAGGACGGCTACAAAGATTTTGGCCTTGATGATTATTGTTTACGCGTTGCGTTGTCTGAAGCTGAGGAGGTAGCGGCATGAGTGGTCAAGTTGAAAACTTAGAAGAGTTCTTGGCTTGGCTGAAAACTTGCCCGAATCATTACGCAATTAGCTCTATGTCTGGCGGCTATGTGCACGCTAAATTTTTAATTCCTGTTGAGCGAAAGAGGGAGGACGCATGAGATTTTTACAACAAACAAACATTGACGGCGGGGTGTATTTACTCCCTGCCGCGCAAGTGTCGGTGACTGAGACTGAGATTGAGTGGCTGATTGAGGGCTTAGATGCGCTTATTCTGCCCGATAGATCGAAACGCATTAAGCGTGCGCTTAAACGTGCGCTTGGTGAAATTGAAGGGGCGGCGTGATGGATAAGAAGGATTTATTGATTGCAATGCTTGAGGATATGGAGCGCGATTTAAAGAGCATTGATAAACAGGATGTTTTTATTGCTGTTGCTTGCGTTTCTTTAGTTGGCCTTTGGATCACTGGGGTTATTGCAGAGTGGTGGTAAAATTTAAAAAATTAGGAGAGATACTATGACTAAGAAAAGAACGTATAAGAAGTG